CGCCTCTATCCACTCATCCGACGCAGATTGCTTGCGCCATAGATCAAGCAGATAGAGCTTATCGTCGTATCCAATACCCACAACAGCATGAACTGTGTAGTCGCCGCCGTCTGCCGTAACTGCGTAATCCGAACCGCCGTAAACGTTCAATGTCTTGAGTGGCGGTAATTCATCAATAATCTTGATCCATTCGCGCTTGAAATAATCACCTTCGTCAGGTGCGGGGCGCTGCTGGTAAAGCGCCGCCCATGTGCGCGGATTGCGTTCAAATTGTGCCCAATGCTTCGCATCAAACCATTCTGTCCAGAGGTATTCACCAACTTTGCGCCCTAATGGATCATCATGACGTTCGGCGCGAGCCGGAATACAAATGACTTCCCAATCCATACCATCGCGACAAGCAATAACACCGCTTTCGCCGTTATAATTCTCCGGCAGTATCTGCCCCGCAATGTCCATCTCATGCCAGCGGGTTTGAATAAGCATGATCGAACCGCCTGGAACAAGGCGCGTCTTCAAGTCGTCTTCGTAAGCGTCGTACGTTGTTTTGCGTGTCTGCTCGCTATCGGCTTGCTGTCTACCCTTGATCGGATCATCAATGACGAGGAAATGCGCACGGTTGCCGGTCATGCCGGACAAAATACCGCCTGACATGTATTCACTACCGTTCGTCAATGCCCATTCATCGGCGGCGCTACTGTCGGACGCAAGCGACGTATTGAACAACGTTTGATACGCGCGTTGCTTGACAATCGAACGTGTACGTCTGCCCATTTTGCGCGCAAGATCAGAACCGTAGCTAGCTGCGATAACGCGGTAGTTAGGTTTTTTGCCCATAGCGTAACTAGGCACAACAATAGAACCGTAAGTGCTCTTGGCTGAACCGGGCGGAAGAAACAACATTGTACGACCGTACGGTCTCGATATGCAACGATCTGCCGCCGCAAGGATCAATTCATGATGCGCCGCAAGCGTCGTCTCAACAGGCAAAAAGTCTTCTGCGTCTTCGTCGGTTTCATCGATTGGAGCGCCTGGAACTTCAATATATTTTGCGTAACCGATAAGCGAAGAGCGTGCTGCGCGTCTGCGCAACAACTCATTTGCTGCCATTTGTGGCGATACGTGCAAGTTCATCGTCGCTCAACCATCTAGCAGTATGTTCATGTTTAATTGGATTTTCAGCGTCACCTTTGACCTTAACGCTTGTATCAAGATAACTCATAATCTTTGCGAATGTTTCGTAATACTGCAATTGTTCTTTAGTGCCGTCTTTAATCTTCGTTGCCTTCAGATAAATCTCAGCAGCGAATTCTTCTTTTGTGGGCACTTTTGCAATCGGGCCGCGCTCTGCAATAAGCTTAGATCGCTCTTGTAACACGTCTTCATCTTCAACCCAATTCGTTGCAATCCAATGCGCCTTGCCTGGATGCTGTTCAATTTCCCGCGCTGCGGCATAAGGGTTATCGGGGAAACGCACCCATGTATGTGCGAAAAGCCTCTTGAGCGGCTTCGCTACATCAGGGGGATACATTTCCGGAGATTGATATTCGTTCCATGCCATAATGCCCACAGGATAAGGAACAATTGAACATCGGGCAAGAGCTAAACTTCAATCGGCCTTAGATTGGACTGCAAACCACTTTTCCATCACCTTGACAGCGCCGTTAATCAGCACCCCCAAGCCCCACCACGAAATCAATGCAGCTAAGCATGTTGAAGCAATAATGTTCTCTTCAATGCCTTCCCATTGCATATATCGGAGGATGAGCGGCCCGAATACCGGGCCGGATACGATAGCGGCTGTTAGTCTTCGGAAAAATCCAGCTTTTGTGCGAGGCGGTATCAGAACAAGAGCAAGAAAGGCACCCGCCAATGTGCCCGCCACCTTAGCCGCTATTGTCTCCATTATCGCGGTACTTGATGGAATGGTTTCGTTGCGCGAGCTTCTCGTAAAGCAACACTAGACCTATGAAAACCGCCAATCCAGCGATGAAAAGCGCGATTTCCATGCGCAGCTCCACTTAGCAGAGCGGTGAAAGTAATAAGCAGCAACACGGCCCAATTACACCCTTCAAGCAAGATAGGATAAAGATCGGCAGACGCTTCGAAGTTAAGCATGCGTACTAGGCTCACCAAAACTGAGAATTGAAAGATTTTATACACTTTCAACTCCCAATTTTCTAGTCCCAAGAAATAAATTAACAGGCAAACGCTCGCATCACAAAATAGCGTAAACGCCGGGTGGTGGGGTATTCCGAGCTTCCACCACGCGGCGGATAGAGCGTAAGACGCAGCACCTGACAGAAGCCATAGCCGCGCGCGTGGCAGATTGCCCGAAAGTGCCCACACAGACACAAACCCCAATAGTAGCGCTGCGTCAAACACATTCATTAGCGACCGCCTCCACCCTGGATAGTGACGCCGCCGACATTGGCCGGTGTTGGCGTATCGACGCCGTTTTCCTGACAAATAATCGTCTGTTTCGCATGAAGCTTCGCGGCAGATGCGGCAGCTCCAGCGATCAATCCAGGCAGCTCACGTGCTTCTGCAATGATGAGCTTGGCTGAGATGGCCTTCGGCACCATGCCAGCCCCTACGCCGTCCTCTGTGACCTTTACGAGCCGAAGAGCGGCCTTGTACGCCTTGGTCAGATGATAATCGATTTCGGATTGGGCTTTAACGCCCGCTGCTACGATCTTTTCCATAAATGTATCCGTTAAATTACGCTGCGTTCTTGGGAGCGAAATAAGTCAACAGCGCTGGAATAAGCGTCGTGATCGCGGTCATGATGACGTAAGCGTACCACGGCGAGCCATCGGGCAGAGCGACGGCGCTAGTTCCGCCGCCCGCGACGGCACCGCCAACGGCGGCGGCAATAGCTTTAGAGTATTCACCCATATCAATATTCCTTATTGTGCCTTTTTAGCTTCGCTAACGGCAGTTGAAATAGTCAACGCAGCCGAAGAGGCCGCGATAAGAACAGTGGTCAATGATGCTGTCTTTGTATTATTGCACAACGCTAGCGCTTGTGATTGAGGATCATCATCGACCCCGAAAAGGTTATCGTGAGCCGCGTTAACCGCTACAACAGTTTTCGGTTTCAGCTTATCAGCATCGATAAATGGCTTGACAATTGCGTATGAAGCAGATGCACCCGCGCACACTTGCGGAAGAGCTTTTTGGATGCCAGCATCAATATCGCTTGTGGTTGTGCAGGAAGAAATAGCTAGCCCAATTGCCAGCATTGTAATAGCATGTTTCATGAATAACCCCTGTTATGGGCGCTTTGCGTAATCACGCCACGGATGCAATTCAATATGTGGTAAATCCCAAGCGAAAGACTTATCAGGAATTCCGCCGCCCCAACGAAGCTTAACGCCGCGCTTCTCTGCTTCAGCCTGAAACGCAAGGAAAATAGCTTTCCATTCTGGTCTCATTGTTGGATCATCGTAATTTGTAAATGGATAAGGAAGAACGTCAATTCCGCAAGCGCGGGGCTTGCCATCGGGCGATTGCGCAGTGTGGGCACTGTCGCCATAATGCACCTTGGAGTGGCCCTCAGCGAAGGCTTTCTCTTGATCGGCGCGCGAGCGGTTCCCACAAATGACGCTGAAATCCTGCGGACTGCTTTGGAGCGCAGCGGTTGCGATTTCGAGCAACAACGGATGGATATCCTTGAGATTGCTTAGAGATTTGGCGCTGAATACACGGACCATTAGTAGACCCTTATTTGATGGGAATTCAGATATACCGTGCGTGCGCGATTTGGGCAATCCCTAGACGCAGAAAAGGCCTGACACGAGCGGGTATCAGGCCTTCTTTGTTGGCGGCTTGGGAGGGCGTGGGGGAAAACCAAGCCGCTTCACAAATTACTTGGCGCGGTAGATATACGCACCCGGTTGACCGTTCTGCTCGCCCGGAGCAGTCTTAAAGTCACGAGAATATTCGTACTTCTTGCGCTGCTTACCATCCTTACCGGTCTCTTCACCAACAACCGTTGCGTAACGGCGGTTCGCAGCGGAGCAGGCCGATACAAGCGAGAATGCCATTTCTTCGGCAGTGCGAAGCTGGCCCTTCTTATCGCCCTTGGTATGCGTATTGGACGGAACGAAGATAACAGCGCCAGTGTAATCCAGCGAACCGTCTTCGCGCTGCGTAGGAGCCTTCAAATCGCCGAAGGGATACTTCTCCGAAGCGCCAGCACCTGCAACTGCACCACGCGGCTTACGTGCGGGCGGCTGAAAGTCGCTGACGAACGTAAAGACCGGCTTTTTCTCGGTAGGTGCGGACGGCTGCGTAACCGGAGCTGCACCGAAGCCAGACGAAACAGGAGCAGTCTGAACGGCAGCAACACCGGATGGGGTAGCGCGGGTTGCAATCTGACCCTCAACCGGCGCATTCGGAACAGTAGCATTCACTTCAGCGTAGCCAGCTTCAACGAGCGGCGCGTAATCAGCTTCGCCTAGCCACATATAGCCGCGAGCCGGATCGAGGGTAGCGGCAACAAGATCGTTAAGTACAGTCATTTCTATTTCCTTCCTTTTAATTTCGTTAGCGTCTGTCGCTGTATTTAGTTATAGAGCAATCAAAACAAGTGTCAACAACTATTTATAATTCACATACCATTTTATTGCTTCGGCAGCTTCATGCCATCCATAGCAAACAGCAACCGCGTACATTTCATTGCGGAGATATGCAATCCAATCATGCTGATCGTCGCTAATAACCCCCTTTTTGGATTTCTTCAACTCAATAAACAGACCATGATGAAAACCATTCGACACCGGCAACATAACATCAGGAACGCCAGCCTTTACGCCCTCAGCGCGAGCGCGACCACCCCGAATAGCGTCACCGTGACCTTGATTATGGATTGCAAACAGCCTGCACATATAATGAACACCAAGCGTGGGAACATTAGGACGCGTCTTGACGTTGTAAAATCTGTCATCGTCTGCTGCATCGAAACCATATGTGTATGCACAATTAGCGTACGCAAAAAGCGCCTTCTGATGCGCGTGCTCCGTACCAGCTTTCGCAAGTTCATCAGGTGTCATCGTTTTTCACCATAAAAGTTACATCACCCGTATCTAGCAGATCAAGAAACTCGTCTTCTGTTATAATTCCTTTATCTTTAAGCACTCCAATAAGTTCAATAACCTTGGTATCTTTATTTCGATAGTCAGCTTCAAGACTAGCTGCGCGTACTACCTCTTGCGTTGTAACTTCTTTGTAATCATGCTCTACAAATCTAACAATAGCCATCTCACCCTCACAAGAAAAGAGTGCCCACAATTAAGCAGGCACTGTTGAAATTAACCGCGAACAACCTTATTCGCAAGCTTCATGATTTCCTCAAGGATTTCGCGATTGGCTTTCGAGTAGCTAAGTGAACGCAATTCAACATGACGCTCAACACCATCTTGAACGCCTGTCATAAATAGACGCAACGGAGTGCGAGAACCGGCACGCCCTTCGGCGGGATTTCCACCCTGGATAAAGAATTCAATATCGCTACCGTCGCTTTCTTTCGCAATAAGCGTATTCAGTTCTGCAATGTGGCGTTCAGCTTCGATTAAGCTAATGCGCCGCTTCTCCGATACTTCATTAGCAATACTCAATTGCCTCTTAGTAGCAACTTGCTCTTCAAGAGTTTTATTCCATCCTGCCGAAGCATTCGCACGCTCTTGTTCTTTATTCTCAAGCTGTTCTTCAGCTCTACGCAAACGCTCAAGCAACTGCTCTGCCTGCATCGCTGCTTGAATATATTTATTTTCCATCTCTTCAAGTGTGCGTTCGTATTTCAATGCACGCTCTTGATACTGATTTTTGAGCATAGTTGCATTTCCGTGTGCCGCAATAATTGCAGCGTGCTCATCAGGAGTTGCACCACCGAGCATTTGAATAATTACATTTCTCATTTCGCTTCACTCTCCGTTGTTGATTTGCCACTAATACGCGATAATTCCGATAAACGCAAGCGGTATCCTGATTTCGTTGTCTCAATAACGTTACCGATATGCTTACGTATTCGATATATCTGCACTGCTATATTATCCGATGCATACGTTGGACCGCCGTTGCGCCGATTAGCGTAAATCGCATTCACAATATCTTCGTTGGTCCATATTCGTGTAGGCCGGTTAAGAAACAGCCTAAATATTCTAGCTTGTTGCGGAGATAGCTTTTCGAAACCTTCAGGATCGCTCGCTAATTCTCCGCCACAATGTGGGCAATTAATCATAATGCGTTATCTCACACTTTGAACAATGACGAACGCGAATGTAAGCGCCCCAATGATAAATCCACCATTTACGATGAAATAGTTTGCACCAAAGTTTACGCATTCTTCTTACGCTCCCTGTCTAGAGCCTCAAGAGGACATAATCTGTCTTCAAGTTCGCGAAAAGCTTTCCACACTTCGCCGCGCCACGGTTTCGTAATGCGCAACGCTTCATCGGGGTTAACTGATGGATCGGCGTAGAAACCAGTCGTCAGCAGTTCCCGAAACGCCGCGCATATCTCGCGGTTAGACGGTTCCGACATTGGATAGCTCGTCTTCAAGCTTCTGCATATCCACCTGGGCTTCAGGAGCCTCAAGAGACGAGATAGCAGCAGAGATCGCGGCCAGAGACCGAACAACCTGCGAATGCTCTTCCGTGAGCTTCTGAATGTCTTTGGCTAGGAGATCGCGCTCGGTGCTGTAGCTTTCCAACGTCTTGTTGAGCTGATCGAGTGTCTTACCCACAAAAGCGCGAGGTGGCGTGTCGCCGGGGCGCGCAGGCTTAGGCGCAGATGTCTCGCCTGATGCGAGTTTAGCCCCTCCGGCGTACATTCCATCCGCAAGGGTTTGTGTAATAGGATTAGCCCCAACAGATGGGGTTGTGTTAAGCATTTGCGCTTTGCGCGCTTCGTCTTGCGCGCTCGTAACCTTAATTTCATCCGCTCCGAAGAGCTTGTTCATTCCAAACATTGGCAATCCTTTCGTTGTTGACTGCCAATGTTTATTGCGCTGTTTAACGTTTGTCAATCGCTAAGTGGAAGCGTTGCCCCATCTTCTGGCAAGGAAATTCGTTGCGGCTGAAATACACCGCGATTGAGCCACATGAATGCTTCTTGAATACCTGTCTTAGCGATAGCAATCGCGCGCTGATCGATTGCAGCGCCCATATTGTAATGTTTCTCAATCTGGCGCAAAATCCGTTCTTCAAGTTGCTTATTCTCATTCACCAACTGAATAAATTCGTCTGGCTGCGTAGCCTTGTAGCCCGAGACTGGCAAGCCTTTATGTTCGGTCATAATTTTCTCCAAAAGAAAAGCGCGCCACAATCGACGCGCTATTGGAATTAACCTAGAACCATGCATTGTGCAATATATTATTCTCTGTCTCGATCCATTAAATCTTGCGTATCATCCCAATCACATGCATCAGCAGTTTTGTTGTAATCAGTTTTAATGCTGCTAGTCACAGGCGTGGTTGGCGGACCAACTACACCAAACCCCGCGCCTTCAATCGCATCGAGGATAAGCTCGCGCAATCCGATAATCCCCGGTTTACTGACTACCGGGCTTAGATTATCACTTAACACGCTATCGATAGCTTTATGCAATTCTCGCTCTTGCTGTTTATCCATCGCTCAATACTCCATACGCACCATGACGTTTCGCGGACAATGGAATTTCGGCGCAATAAATTCCGTTGCGATCAAATCTATTCTCGAACGCGAGCTTGAATGCTGCGTCTTCTGTCATCATATCATAAGCTTTCGAAGCTTGCAACATAGCAGTATCTTTGTTTTCGTAAGGACCGCTCAAGATAGCGTGCAACCATCGACCATTATGATACGCAATATAATAGCCATGCGGTCCAGGAGATACGGATTTCGTAATCTCTTGAAGCCGCGTAAGTTCGCCATCCTGATCGATATTGAAATGATCTTTGTTACCGCTGAGGGCGTTAACGACACCTGCTTTTGTGTTCGCGCTATCGAGCGCATTTGCGGTCCAAATAGCTTCGCGAAGTTGCTCAACGCGGTCGTTATCACGTGACGGATAATAAGCATCACTATAGCCTGGATCACTAACAGAAGGCAATCTATCAACGTTACTCGTCCACGGCGTTCCCCATCCCCTAACAGCGTCTTCGGTTACAGTTGTGCCAGCGGGAATATCTCTCTGCCATTCATCATGCGCGGTTTGCACCCATCCGTCGTTACGTAGCGTATTCTCAATCGAGACCATTTCAGCTTGCGCATTGATCGATTGAGTTAGCATTTGTTTCGCTGGCACCACTGCGCTCCATCCATCTGTGGGCACTGGCGGTTTATTGGTCCAAGACATGATTATTCCTTTCGAGCTTCTAGCATCGCATCCGCAATAGCATAACTCATTCTCGCAATCAATTGCCTAGAATTTTCTGCGTTCATTCTAGATGCCATCGCCTTATAGTCAGAAATGGCTAAATCATCTACATCTTTATACACAGTAGGTAATGCAGCAATAGCAAATGCATCACGCAATGTCATTCCTTCTTGTGAATTACAATGAGGATACTCGCTAGTGCGTGAATAAGCAAAACTGCCTGTATCTTTAGTCATAACAATTTCTCCTATGCCCACAATTAATCGCACTTGGCTATTAAAGCGTCAAGCGCTTCTCTGTAAGTTTCGCCTGATGCAACCGTTATTGGTTCGTCGTCGTAAAGAAGTTGCGCTTGATAACCAATCACAACATAAAGCACTTCAACAGTAAAATGCAACGTGTGATGCTGTTCGAGCCAATTAATCCTATCTTCATCTGTCATGATACGTCGCCCGAAACTTCAGCTTCAACGAACTTATAGTCTTGTGGACCAACAACTACTATTCTCATCGTCACTTTAACATTCCGCAGCGCGCCATACTTCTGCGCAACGTACGCAATTAAAGCTGCGTCTACGTCTTTCTCAGTCAATGTAACGCTAATTCGCTTTATCATATTCCCGTTTCCCTTCATTTGTTATGAAATAACGCCGCTTCGTTAATCCTAGTCCAGTTACCACAAAGGCTTCATGTCGTAACCAGCCCTTATCTTCCATCATCGCTAGATGCGTGTAAATGGTCCATCGACTGAGTTTTGTTGACGCTTTAATCATTTCATGACCAGTCATGCCGCTATCGTTCTGAAGCAGACGAAGAATTTCACGATATACTCCATAAGGATTATACATCACAACCTCGCAGCAATAAACATATCAACTAATGCTTTACTATATCCAGAAAGAAAAGCATTGTGTTCTGACGAAAGTTCGCTTTCGCAACGTGTAACGTAGCGTTCTTCAATTATATCCCATTCGGTAACAACTTTTAACCCGTATGCTTTTTCAAACGATTTATCCATTTGTGCTAAACCATAAGACAAAAGCGTCTCTTTAGTCTTTTTCTTATTTTTCATTTCTCTTTATCCACCTTCGTCTTGAGAATAATTACACGCGGAATTTCAGCACGCACTTTAGCATCTGCCTCTTCAGGCGACTTCGCATCAACGCGAATGAAACCGCGTACAGACTCGCCTTCGAGCGTTTCGCGCTTATAATGAACTTTGAATTTCGTAAGTTTATTCATCTTCTTTTTCCAATTCGCGCTTTCCAGCTTTAGTAATAAACCAAATGGAGTAAACTGCAGATTTATGCAGTAATCCTTCATTTACGAGTTGGCTTGCGTATGATGCTGCACTCGCAGCGTGTAGTATAAGCCCTGAAGGTTTCGACGCTTCTATAAGCATCCATTTCGTGTTAGGGTTCATCTTCCAAACCACTCCGTTGCTACTTCTTTCGCAAACGCTATCATAACAAACCTAGCAATGTCAATCGGCATTGGTCCGTCAACGGTCGATAACCAACAGCGCAAATTATCGAGACCGTCACGCCGCTTAGGACCAAACACGCGATAAGCAGCCTGGAAAGGAACGCCATCTTTGAAGATAACGTAACCCGTCCAAGCTGCGTCTGTGTCGTAGCGGTTCATTCGTCGTCTCGATGATAATACTCAAATTCGCGTCGTTCTTGATATTGTTCGTATTGCCTATCAGCGCAATAATTACATATATGGAGTTCTCGTTCTATACTTGACCATAAAATCCGCTCGCAGCGGCACCTAGTCAATTTATCATCGTTTGGTTGTAAACTCATTCCACACCATCCAATCCTAGCGTCTGTTCCATCCATGTGTAACCGCTTTTACGTCCATTCGCATGTGTATATTCTCTGCGGAAAGCGACATAGTTTCCATGCCGCCAAATTTCATAGAAGTTCTTAACGATAATAGAAAGTTTCGTCATCTATTCAACTCCTGAAAGCACACTTCCCATGAGTGTGTCTTGTTGCACTCTGTCATCGCGTCGGCTTGCAAGCTAGCAAAATAATAAATCGAAGCCGCAGCAACTGCAACGTAAAAGAACATGAGAGGTTTCATGGGTTGTCTCCTGCAATATAATGAAATCCGTCCCAATAGCCAGCTCTATAGGCGTTAGGATAATCAACATAGTCTGCATCGTGTGGTTCTAGCATTACGCCATCAGTAAACCCATCGCGATAAGCGTCACGTTCGTCCTTGGTCTGATATTGACGCTTGCTCAACATTTCTTCCATCTTACCGAGATGTGGACGCATCACGCCGTCCTCCTATTCGCACCATTGACGAAAATAACTTCGCAATCATAACCTGCGCCTTGAGCAAGCGCAAGATCAATCTCAAGCTCTTCTTCGTCGGTGTAAACAACGCCCGTTTCCTGCCATTCAATTTCGCCAACGTTGCCATTGCGGTCGAAATGAATATCAGCAAGCACAAGACCGTTGACGTTCTGAATTTCCCAAGCCATTTTCGTTCCCTCAATTGAATGTAGCTTTGTTATAGCGCAGTTGAGTTGTGCTGTCAATCACATTCCGATAGTTTCTAAGAAATCATCGTAAATAAATGCGCCGTAGCTTATGGAAAAATAAATAGCGCCATCAGCAGCACGACGAACAACATAACGATAAACCATAGTCATATCTCCGTTAGTTAAGAAAAGCGCCCGAAGGCGCTCACCTTAGCTCGCATGAATTATCTTCATTGCAGCAGCAACGCGTTCATCACGGATGCGAAGCTCTTCACGCAATGCGTCAAACTTAGTCTTATCCTCTTCCGGCAAAACACGGCCAGAGAATTCCAGTGATGCCTTTACAGCTAGTAGAACACCAATGCGCTGCTTGATTTCGCTATCAGACATTTGTTTTGGATTAAACATTTTCGTAACTCCATTGCGTTGTTGATATTAGTAATCTAATCTCGCTTTTGATTGTTGTCAACAGACATTTTGCAATAAACGCGGTTATCTTTCCAAACGTAAAACACTTCGCGATATGACATTAACCCTACTTTGTCAGATATAACAAATCGCGATTTAGCGAAAATATCAACCTCGCGCTGTTCACTGGATTGATACATTCCAGCGCTTAGATAATAAGCGAACCACATATTGCCCATATCACTCTTCCTTCAAGGCAGCATCAATCATCGCCTCATAAATTTGCTGATAGCCATTATCGAGCACATGCTCATGAGCAAACCCAGCTTCAGCCATTTGTTCATCGATATAACGCATCGCTTCAATAGCGGCACGCGCTAACAACACGTAATAGTCGTGCTTAGGCTGCTTTATATCGTCAAACGTTTCGCCATTACTCCAACAAATCGCCCTAGCAACTCGTTC